TATTTACGCCGTTTTCTCAGCGTACAATTACTGCTGTTACAGTACATCATTTAAACTCTGATGTTAGAGTAACGCCGCGGGCTTATCGCGGACTTCTAAACGATGTAACAAACCCTCTATCAACGACATCAAGTCTTGATTAGTTTGTGGAGGTTCTGTTTCCATCTTATCCTCCAACTTTGAAAGTTGGAAAGCCTCAATTATGGTACTAGGCAATTGTATTGCATAAAAATCACCACTAGTCGGCGAAGTTGGCAATGTCATGGATGCGTAATTAACATACGCTGGCGAGGCAGTAACATCCACGCAAGCCAAATCAAAATAATGTGACGTTGTGTTGGCACTATTAGTATGCGACTGGGAACCGTCCGTAAACAACGTAACCCCAGTACAATTAGACACTGTAACCGTAGCCCCAGCTATAGCAGCTGATGTGCCTTGATAATGCCAGGCCAACAGGTACACCCCATCTGTTACAGTAACGGGGAAGTAATAACGATGACCATCCAATATCCCGGTCATAGTCGAATGATCTACTTGCACCGCAGCTAAAAAGGGATCCGTATTAGTTGCAGTAGTGTCCAATGTCCAATGATCAAAATTTTCGTCCACATTTAACGGGTTCTGTATCTTAGGTTTATAAAGTTCAACCTCATAAGTAACCCACAATTCACCAGCTACCCCTGAAGCAGCTTGCATCCCGACCGTAGCTATATAAAAATTACCTAAATCATACAATCTCAAATCTGAATTGGCCGGTGGATCTGTCCCCCGAACGTACAATTCAGATAACGTGGTCTGCCCACGTTGGCATTCTATTGGGTGTAAAAACGAAATAGAAGGCTTGGATGAATTCGCAAATTCATAATTTTCCATGGTAAACTTATCTGGAAAAGCGGGTAACAAAGCGTTGTACTGGGTGGCCATAACGACACTACCCAATGCCGAGCTGGTTGCTGAAGACAACACTGTATCTGAGGACAATGTCTTAAATTCAAATAAGACTCCTCGAAATTTATACTGTTCAAAATGTTGCGCAACATTAGATAACCACGGGAAGGTTGATACCAACCCCGGGTTCAAAGGCAGTGACGTTATCGTGAAAGCAGTAGTCGCAGCTATATCCTGCAAATATTCACGATGACGCACTACAACGCCGCCCCTATCAACCGCATTAATGACTTCAGGTGGATCTAAACCACCAGTCAATAGCGTATTATTGCTTACCTTGTAATCACCAAACCCCGATATCAGGGCACCTAACCCTCTAGACACCACGGTACCCAATCCAGTACCTATGGTCTCAGCCATCGTCATACGTGGCCTACGTGTCCGAGTTCGCCTAGGCGCCCGACGTTGCACGACAACTTCGCGCACTATCGTTTTTCTTTTTCCACCATTTCCCCTTCGTTTCGTCGAACGAGGCTGTTTTTTCTTGTTCTTGTTTCTCACCATCTAATTCAAAAATACAAAATATACTCTTAACTATCTCTAGGCCATAACTGTCATACGGAAAATTAAAATTCTTTTCCGAAGCAGAGAATTGAACCACGAATCTATTGTAATAATCCATGGCATCGGAATGACAGTTAGACAAAATGGCCGGATGCTCAATAGGGGATAAATCAGTTTTATTGTCCAAATACTGTTCTATACTTATTTGATCTTCTATAGTTATCCCATAACGTTTTTCAACTAGCAACCGTGTATTAATGCCCACCTCTTTATGGGGCACCTTATCTCTATATTTTTGAAACATGGCACGAAAAATCTCCCGTTCATACTCATTCAAATTTTTATAATAAACATACGAATTCTCACACATGCGAAGCCCATAGTTGGACAAACTATTCAGTATCGGACATCCCGGATACTGATAAGCTAGGCTCAACGCCTTAGCTTTAAGCAACTCAAGTTTCTTTTTCATTGTAGTTCTAACATAATCTCGAGTTGTCCATCCAAAATCTAACAAAGCTTCAATAGGATCAGTGACGTTAATCATTTCATGCTCGTCAGCTATGATCCCACAAAAAGAACCTTCCGTAAGCTTGTCATACTCATCAATCTTGATGATCAAGCCCAGCTTAGCAAAATCTTCAGCTGTTGGTTTAGGCCCATAAAATGTGAAAATCCCATCATCTCCTTCAACCCTTGAACGCAAACTCTTCATACCTATCTCTCGGGCCATGAACTTCATGGCCATCAGGTTTGCGAACGAATTCCCTAGAGATGTGCACATCTCACCGGACATGCGCGTTGCAGGCAAAACAATGGTGAACTTGTCTCTAAAATAACACAAATTATCACCACCTTGAACTTCCTTAACAATCTTCAGCCAATCCGTATCATCTATATTCTGAGTCATATATTCATAAAGTTGAAACTCACAAGCTTCCATGAACATTTTAGTAAATAAAGACTCAAAGGACGTATAGTCCGTTCCTATGATATTAGAAGCAGATTGGAACAAATTGTCCTTGATCTCCTGTGCCCGTTCATCAACCGGGGTGTGTTTAATAAATTCTGATCGAGAGAACAATTCCTTCTCAATCAATTTAAAAATCGGGCCTACACGTATCTTATATTCATCTGTTCTAGAATTTATACCTCGTGCAGATTTATATACCCGATTGGACTCATCCTTCTGAAAAGAATTGACCCGACAACACCAATTTAACCGCCCGGTAGAATCGTAGATATTTTCAGCGGTAATATACCCTTGAGATTCATTATACCTACGTCTCAACGCATTCTTTCTCCACAACGGATAAGGTGTGCTCAATATCCACTTCTCAAACGAAGTGTCAACACACGCATCCAGCGGAACCATATGTTTATTCAACCATTTTGCCACATATTTCTTAAACCTGTCCATCATTTCTAGATCAGGTGAAGGGGGTTTGCGACAAAACCTTCGACTTGCCCCATCCAACATCGTATCCAAGTCGACAGGATCAGGATGTGGGTTGGCAGCACCAACGACATGGCAGCCTAAGCTTACTCGTACAACAGGACGAGGTTTATATTTCGGGTTATCTAAAACCTTCACTCTCACCCCATCTTTTATTTCAGGTACGGGTGGCAATATTACCTCGTTAATACGATAACCAAAGGCCGCAGTAGTCCCATGTCTGGCTACCTCATAAAATCCGAACCGAGTACCAAGTGTCGCCGTTCATAAAAATAATATTTTGCAATGTTGAACGCGAAACTAATAGTGTCATTAGGTACAAGGTTCCCTGTTAATGAAAACCCACGATTAGAATTAACCTTTGCAATATTCTTGGCAGCTTGGGTTAATCTTGTATATATAGTGGGGAGATCCATCTGAAACGTTATGTTACTGGCCACCAACAATTGGGTAGCCATCTCCATAGAGACCCTTAAATGGGTCGAAGTAGCAAATGGAGACGGTACATAGCGATGTTTCTCAAGGACCTCAGCAATTCTCAAAACAGGTTTTCTTTCATAGTGTATATCAGCATACACCGGATCAGGGTGCTTAAGCTCAGCACCCGTAAAAACATCAGGTCGCCCGTCGACCAGGCCCATACCATGATGTATATCCCTAATAGTCATGCGGCATAAAGTAGTAAAATGGCTATCAAAATCATCAAACCATTCCCACACATGACCAGCGGGAAGACAATGAATGTCTTCAACATACGCAAAATGCTTAGAAATCTTATGTGCATCTTTAACAGGGATTTTTGGGGGCAAATTGGAGAAGCTGAGCACACTAGCATTTAAAGCAGCAATTTTAGCTTTCGTTTCAGGCTCAACTTCCAAATTACGATCACGAACGACAAAATCTTCGTCGCTATAATCCGTATCATATCCGCCAACAATGCGGTCCAACTCTTCATCTTCAACAGAGCTGTCTTCCTCTTCATCTTCCAAAACTTCGACTTGTGGGCATTTAACGACCCACTTATCATTGACCTCCCACTTCGTTGTATTATCATCAACAGGCGGGAAGCCAATCTCAAGTTCAAAGTCCGAATCATATTTTTCAGGAAGGGGACAGTCATCCGGTAGATGACCGTTACCATTACAGAAGAAACAACTTTTAGGCTCTACCCTGGTCAGTTTATCAGGGACACCTTTACGAACATACTTAGGTTTTTCAGACTTGGGTATGTTATTAGGAGCCTTCACGTTACTCTTGGCAATGCCAGCCTTATAATAAGCTTCTCTAAGAGGTGATTTACAATCTGCGGCTTTATGGCCTAATTGACCACAACACCAACACACAGGACGAGTGTTCGGCATTGATTTCGTCATCTTCTGACAAAATGCAGCCATATGTTTAGGAGAGCCACAATTCCAACATGCAAATTTCTTGTTGGGAAGCTGCACAGATCGATTAAATTTAAAATAATAATCATCAACAGAACTCTTAGCGGCGGACACCATAGGTTCCAAGACGGGTAACGGTTTCCCGCTTTTATATTTGCGGAGAACCTCCCGAGCACGACTAACAAATTCATTTTCTATTCTAGGTGACTTAGTCACTTGCTTCTGGGGCACACCCCCAGACGCAGGCTTCGTGAATAAGCCCGCGATTTCGCTACACCCATGCGCCCTGGTCAGTTTATCAGGGACACCTTTACGAGTGAAAATGGAGGACGTAGGTGTTCGATCGTTACTCGAACCCTTGCGCTGTCCAAAAACACTACGCGTGAGTGGATGGTTGAAGTCGCC